AGTACAGATGACTTAGACTTCGGAAGTAACGAAGTTTACCCAGGTGACGCTTCAGCGCATCAGTTCTATGGATTTCCAAGAAACGCAGAAATGCCTAAATAAAAAAACATTATATTTGTTTTATGAAATCAAGTATTAAACTTTACTATGTTCAAACTAATTCTTGGTTGATTGACGTTCAAATGAATTATCAATACAAACATGTTTAGTAAAATGAACTTATCGGATATAAAACTGACTATACTTAATGGTCTTGCTTTAGTTGTTTCATTTAGTAAAATAGAAGCAATATTAAAAATAATATTATTAATAATCTCTATTGTGTATACGGCACAAAGAATTTATGCTAACTATAAAGAAAATAAATGAAATATTTTAGCTACAAGGAATTTGATTCACCAGATATGCCAGGAAGTGGTAATTTAATGGATGAGAATTTTCTACAGATGCTTGATGAGGTTCGTGATAAATTTGGAAAGTCTATTGTTATAAATAGTGGGTATAGATCGGAAGAGCATAATGCAGCAGTTGGTGGCAAACCTAAGACTGAAACTTCTAGAGGTTCAAGTCATATGTATGGGTTAGCAGCAGATATAAAATGTGATAATAGTGTTGATAGATTTCATTTGATATTTTTACTACAAGAAACAGGGTTTCAAAGAATAGGAGTTGCCAAAACTTTTATTCATGTAGATTTAGATTTTGAAAAGTCTCAGCAAGTAATGTGGATGTATTAGTATGAAAAAAATATTAGATTGGTTTGGAGGTACTGTAGTCAAGGACATAATGGGTGGTCTTGATAAATTATTTACTTCTAAAGAAGAAAAAATATTAGCAGAGAATGCTATCAAACAAATTCTTATTGAAAAAGAATTGGAGCTGCAAAGAATGCAGACAGAAATAATTGTAGCCGAAGCGAAAGGTAATTGGATTCAAAGAAGTTGGAGACCAATTTTAATGTTAGCCTTTGGTTTTATAGTAATCTATGTAAAGTTTCTTGCTCCTTTGTTTGATTTAACAATACCTGAGCTTGAGAACGAGTTTTGGAATTTGCTACAAATAGGAATAGGTGGATATGTTATCGGAAGAACAGGAGAAAAAATGATGAAGTCATATTCAGAAACAAAAAAATAATATTATGCCAAAGATTAGTTCATATAATGCAGTTACACCCCAAGGTGATGATAAGATAATTATCACTCAAACAAATGGGACACCAACAGATGTTACTAAGAACATTACTGTTG